TCTGAGCCTGTAGTGTAGGCTTTTTAAGTCTTGCAGTTCCACCGCCGCTTAAATCTTCAAACACATTTGTAGTTGCATAAGTGCCAGCACCTGTTGAATCAATACGTACTGCATTTGCTTCTAAATCTTCAAGTCTTGCTTTTGTTGATGTAAAGTTATCATCTATTACTGTAAAGTTATCTCTAAAACCTTGTGAATCGTTGTCTTGCCCTGGAACAGGGAAAGCCGTGTCCAAATCTGCAACGTTTACTATATTATTTCCTGGTATGGCTGACATTGTTTATTCTCCTAGTACAGTATTTATGTTATCAAATATTAAAATCATAATTTGCGAAAACAATGTACTGTTCATTGCTGTTACCTTTAGTGCTGTCTATAATGTATCTATCTATTTCAAAATTAATTAAATTAAATTTAAAATCATTATTTTTTATATTTAAGAGTATATCATTTGATGTTCCTGGTTTACAATATGCAAGAACAACACAAGGAACATACCCTAGTTCTTCGATGTTATTTAACTGTGGTGTGCGCATCCACAGTGGTAAAAAGTTATTATCGGTTATCCCGACTTGAGCAATTCTATTTCTCATATTAGTAATATTACTAATATATTTTTTAGTTTGCGTAGATTCGTCAATGCTTATAGCATCACTATCAATTTTTAGTGTATTTGTAATTGGTCGAAACCTATCTGGCTCTTGGTTTATAGCAGTTGAGGTATTATCATTTTCTTCGTAACTAACATTGTTTATAAGACGTTTGTTATTTGTTTTTACATTAATACTTTGTTTAACAGTACCACTATTACTGTCTAATGGATCGATAATATCAACATATACTACTTCGTATACTGGAACTCGCGTACCTGGATTATATGCTACTGCTGTTTTTATTGTGCCAAATTGGAACTGTTTTTTGCGATGATTTTTTGCAGCAGCACCAATAAATTTATTCATTTCAACATTTTCAATACCTGCATACATTAACATCCGTAAATCTTTCTGTAAACCAAATTCTGTATCGTTTGGTCGATAGATTGAAGACGGAGTAAACACAATAGGATCACTAATAAAACTATTGTATATAAATTGTTGCGATGCACCTAAAAATGGTTTAATATAAATGTTACTAAATGTTAATTCGTTTGGATCGTTAATTGCGATAGTAAACGACTTAGTAGTAGCACTAAATCCAAACTGGTCTTCTGCTCGAACAGTAAACGTGTATGTTTTGTCAATCGAGGTTGTACCAGAATCAAGAATATTATCATTCCCGTCAAATGTTGTTAGTCCAGATACTGCAAATGCTTCGTACACTTCCCACTTGGCTGTATCAGTAACAAAGTCAGCTGCTGACGTATGAGCAATTAAGCATTTATATAAAGTTGTATTAACTTTTACAATGTCATTTGCTACATAATTTCTAGAAGGTTTCCAAAAACTTTTATATATATTTTCGCCAAACTGTTGTACTTTGCCAGAGATCTCGCCATCAATTGATATACGTAACCCATTTGGTAATCTTCCACTTGTTTTGCTGTATCTTACAATTGCATCAGGAACGCTAGTAGTTGCTCGGACATTAAGTGTACTAGTTAAGTTTGCATTAATTGTACCTAGTGCTTTAATACTTTGCCAAGTAATGCGCGAATCAACCTTACCTAGCAGTTTAACAGTGAATGTTTTATTTTTAAATGCAGAGTTTGTGTCTAATGTCGCTGTTACAACTGTCTTAGTAAACGTTTCGTCTTTCTTTAAGTATGCATCTAAAGGCTTAGAAATTGTTATCACATCGTATAATGGATTTTTATTATTAATTGTTGTAATTTTAAAAATAGTACCTTTAATATTAAAAGTTTGGTCTAGCAATCCTTCAAGATCAGATTTTTTATTAATTTTTAATTTGTACGGACCTGATGCTTGTTTAACAGTACCTTTTCCTGAAGTTGCGCCTGATGCTCTAAATTGTGTCCCAACATTGTTATCGGGAGCACCTATTGACGTAAAGTCTGTATTTTCAACAGTTAAGATCTCGTATAAATTGTTTCTTATTATTTTAACAGCTGGCGTTCTTGTTTGAGCAAATGTTTCTTCGTAAATTGTAAAATTAATCTGTGCTGTATTAGTAGCAGGTCCTACGTATCGAGTAGCACGTACAGTAAATTTAAATTCTTTAGTAATGCTAGGCTGGTACGGCACAACACCGGCTAGTTCACCACTTCCAGGGTCTAGTTCTAATCCTGTAGGTATAACACTTTCACTGCCGTCATCATTAAAATCTTCAAGAGTATAATTTACAAATCCTACAATATCAGAAGCATCAATTACATCCATATACAGTGTAACATAGTTGTCAGCTCGTCTGTATCCTAAATCTGTAGGTGTTAACCATATTGGAGTTCTAATATGGGAAGCATCAGCACCAAACAATGTATTGCCTGCTTGCATAATAGTATTATCGGCACGTAGGAAGTCATCTCCTACAACAAATATTCTAAATAGTCTTTTCTCAATTGTATCACCGTCACTGACACTAACACGGAATTGATAGTTTCTATTTAATTTCTTAGGTGACTTAGTAGAAATACTTTTGTCATAAAATTCAATATCGTAAAAAAAGCTGTCGTAACCATTAGCACTTCTTACACCAAAATCAAAAGGATATTCACCGTAAGCGTTTGAATCATAGTATCCACTATTTGCAAGTGTATCAATTGCAAGAACAGGATCTACCACACCGGCTATACGTCCATCTCTAGTAAGTTGTATACCAGGAGGAAGTTCTCCGTCTCCACTTGCAATAAAATATTCTAAAGTTTGACCTGCTGCAATGTCGTTATCAGTTGCAATTAATTGAAAGTCGATTGGACTATTGTCAAGTATATAATATGTATCGTTCTTACCAATCGGCAATGATCCAGCACTTGTTCCCCATACAGGTAAATCTGCACCAACAACATTTATTCTAAATGTTCGATCGTCTATTTCGTTATCTTTGCTTGCTCTAACTACAAATTTAAATTCTGTTTCTCTTGCAACCTCAAAAGGTGTTCCTTGTATTTTTTGATCTACAATTCTTAACCCAGGTGGAAGTGTACCGCCAATTATTTCTAAAGTGGTGCCTGATTCAACATCGAGGTCAATTGGTTGAAGACTAGCTGCTCGAGATTCACCTTCTTTTGGTTCTCTAAGAGTTTTACCTTCTTCAATTTGTCGAAGTAGTAAGTTATTAGATGCGGTCCATAGTGCCATACACGAATTCCTTTATATAGCAATATTTATCGAAAAATTAGATGTTAATAGTGCCAAGATCTAAACTTACATTAAGGTTATTACCGGTAATGCTTCCAAAATCAACATCATTAGTAGCAAATAAGAAGTCCCATAACGTTGTTACTGCTACAGGTGCAATACTGTTAAAGTCCCAACTATTTTCGCTCTGTCTATAATAATTAAGATCTCGTACGTCAATACCGTGTACATTTCCTGTAAGGTTTCCGTTAAAATTTGCTGTTACTGTTGTTGCATTTATTAATCCAACGTTACCCAAATTGTTTCCATCAGCATTTAATCCTGCTGCTAACTTTGGTGCCGGATCGTCTTCAAGTTTACCTAACGCACTAGAGTTTACTGTAATAATATTACCGGCTCTTGATGTGCTTATAAGAGTGCCGCCAGCAATAGTTAGTGTAGCATTTTCTGTAATTGTTACACTACCGACGTCAGCTGCAACATCAAACTGAGTAACCCCAGCATCAACGTTAACAGTGAGTTCGTTTGTATCAGACGAAAGAGTAACATTGGATCCACCTACTAATGATTTAAATCTTAGTTCTGCATCACTTTTGTTTGAAAATAGTCCCTCTCCGGTTCCTAAATTAACTACGGTAGTTGCTTCGGGTGTACGATTGTCAAGGTCGTTAAAATTAAAAACTATCTTTTCAAATGCTTCTCTTAGATCATCACCTGTGCCGTCGTTTGCTACACTGCCAAGGTTTATTGTTTGAATCGCCATATACTTGTCTCCTATACTGTATTTATTACATACGCCCTACAACAACTTCAACAACACCTTTGCCTTCGGTATCTTTTGCACCAACTGCTTTACCAAGCACTGTGCCTAGTTTAGGATCATTGTTTACAATAGCATATCCTGGAATTGCACTAGTTACAAGCATATCACCTTTAGCAACAGTACCAATTACCTTACAAGGTACACGCCCTGTTAGTGCTAATGGTACAACAGTGTCACCCTCTAATGCGTTGTTCATTAAGTAAGCTGGATCTGTTGACACAATACCAGCAACCTTGCGATCACCTTTTTCTGCACAAATTGTAACTTCGTTGTCACCACCAAATACTAACACTGTGCCTGGATCGTATGCAACATCTGCTACATATTTCTCCGCCAAATCCGCATAATTTGCAGCTGATGCTGTTCCAGTAAAGTTAGTTGCTTTTAGTGTCGAAGTACTAGGAACATAACTTAGTCCATTTGCTGCATTAGTATCAACTTTCATTGCTTTAGAAGCACCAGCACCGTCAACAAATGTAGGGTACCAAGTACTTGCGCTGGTTGCGCTATCATTAGATGTAGTTATCGATGATGTACTAGATGATGTAGCTGAACTTAAATCAGCAGTAATTTCACCATTTGCATCAATACTAATACCAGTACCACCACTAATGTGTGCTAGTACTTGTGCTTTGCTTGGACCTGTGTAAGTAATAACACCAGTTGTGCTGTTATATTCTAATTGACCATCACCGCCACTGTCTGTTACTGATATAGCACCACGTGCATCTGAGTTTGCATACATAGTTGGTGTAGTATAACTC